TGGTTTGCCGAAGATTGGGTTGATATTGGCTCAAAAAAGAAAGGTGGTGGCCATGAAAAGTGCGGTAGAAAAAAAGCCAAAGGTTCTAAAAGAAAATATCCAAAGTGTGTGCCTAGAAGGGTAGCCAATCGTATGACTAAAGCACAAAAGCGTTCTGCTGTGAAAAGAAAAAGAGCAAGAAAGCAAGGTGTTGGTGGCAAGCCAACAAACGTAAAAACATTTGTAAAAAAGAAAAAATGATTAGTCAACGGCTTATAAGACAAGAGGTTAGAGATTGGTCTAAGGAAGTATTAGAAACAGAACAACCTGTATGTCCTTATGCAAAAAAAACATGGGAAAATAATAGGGTAGATGTAATATTATCTAAATGTTTACATTGGACAGACCTAGTAGATATAAGTAAAAATTTTCCTACAGACAAAGATGTTATTATTTATTGTGATACAAACATGGATTTAGACATGTTTACTTTTGATAGTAGAATCGCCATGTTAAATGCTTTCGTTAATAGTGAAAACTTGTGGGTCATGGGTTTTCATCAACAACATGATGAAAAGGTTGTAGTAGACCAAGAACATTTTGAGCCACATTTTGACGAAAGTTATAATATGGTTTTTATGCAAAAATTAGATGAATTGAATAAAGCATCTGAAACATTAGAAAAAATAGGGTATTATAAAGATTGGGATGTAAAAGATTTCCAAGATATTTTGAAACGAAGGAGTAAAAAGTGAAAAATAAACTAAAAGGCTTAAAAAAATTAGTAGGCAGTTTGTCGCCAGCCGATAAAAAAGAAATAGCAAAGTCTATGAAAGAAGGTGGCGTTCTTAAAATGGCAGGCGGTGGTGCTACACCTAAATCAGGCGTGGTTAAGGTTGACATGGAAGGCAACCCTAAATCAGGCGTAATGAAGAAAAAGTTTGGTGGTGGTGTAGACAAATCAGGCGTTAAAAAGCTTGGCAGAGGCGGAAAGCTTAAAATGAAAAATGGCGGTATGGCTGGTAAATCAGGTGTAAAAAAACTTGGTAGAGGTGGCAAGCTTAAAATGAAAAATGGCGGTATGGCTGGTAAATCAGGTGTCAAAAAACTAGGACGAGGCGGAAAGCTTAAAAAGTAAATAAATGGCAGTATCAGGTTCTAAAAATTTTGAATTAGACGTTGCCGATTATGTCGAGGAAGCGTTTGAAAGATGTGGCTTAGAGCTACGCACTGCTTATGACTTACGTACTGCAAGAAGAAGTCTTAACTTATTGTTGGCAGAATGGGCAAACAGAGGCCTTAATCAGTGGACTATACAAGAAAAAACTGTAACCATGGTCAAAGACACTACTACTTATAATGTAGATTCTAGTGTAGCGAGTGCGCCGATTGACGTGCTAGATGCTTTTGTTAGACAAACTGTTAACTCAGAAAACTCCGACTTACAAATGACAAGATTATCAAGAAGCGAATACGCATCTATACCTAATAAATCTACCACAGGCAAACCTTTACAGTTCTTTATCGATAAACAAATTAATCCAACAATAAGTGTTTATCCTACTCCTGATAAATCAACTACTTATACAGTACACATGAACGTGCTTACACGCATGGATGATGTGGATGCAGCTACAGACACTTTACAAATGCCTTTTAGATTTTATCCTTGTTTGGCTGCTGGTTTAGCATACTATTTGTCAATCAAAAAAAGTCCTGAGAAAACATCCATGTTAAAAGCGATATACGATGAAGAGTTCCAAAGGGCGTTAGCATCAGATGAGGATAGAGCTTCAGTAAAAATTACACCTGATGTATCGCACTACAATATTGCCTAATGTCTTTTGCTACTAACAAAAATCCATACGCAATATGCGATAGATGTGGGTTTAGATATTTTTTACGTGAGTTGCGTAAAGAGTGGAATGGTCTCAAAACATGTCCTGAGTGTTATGAATCGAAACACCCACAGCTTGAACCAAGAACAAATAAGGTAGACCCCCAAGCTGTTAGAGAACCTAGGCCTGACATAAGCATATCCCCTACAATTTTTACGGTTTATACTAACTTTGACCTAGGTATTATAGGCACAAAAATTACAACACCTGATAGCATGACAAGTGCTTTAGGTACAGTTACAATAACCACATCATGAGTTTTACGTTATCCACATTAAAAACTGCAATACAAGATTATTTAGAAACGGACGAAACTACCTTTGTAAATAATTTAAACAACATAATATTACAAGCAGAAGAAAGAATACTTAAAACAGTACAGTTGCCTGACCAAAGAAAAAATGTTCAAGGTAATGTAACCACAGATAATAGATTTTTAGGCACGCCAACAGATTTTTTGGCACCCTTTTCGTTGGCTGTAATAAGCTCTAACACATACGATTATTTAGATTTAAAACATAACTCTTTTATTAAAGAGTTTGTGTCTAGCACGGCAACAAGAGGCACCCCAAGATATTATGCAATATTTGACCAAAGTAGTTTTGAAGTAGCACCTGTACCTGACAGTAATTACACCATGGAGTTACATTATTTGGCTAAGCCAACTTCTCTTACATCTGGTGCAGACTCAGGAACTACTTACCTGTCTACAGATGCTCCTGATACTTTGTTATATGGTTGTTTATTAGAGGGTGCAATATTTTTAAAACTACCTGCTGACGACATTGGTTTGTATGAAGCTAGATTTAAAGAAAGTTTATTAAGATTAAAAAATCTCGGTGAGGGTCGAGATACAAGAGATGAAATGAGGTATGATTCACTAAGAATTAACGTTACATAACTTACATTTTTGAGAGAGAGAGATGAAACCAATTAAAAAATTAAACGGTAAAACCGTTGCAATTGTAGGCTTGGGTAAAAGTTGGTTTGACTTTTGTTTAGCCAAATCACACGGCGTAAAATTTGACGAGGTATGGGCAATAAACGCCGTAGCATCTGTAATTTACCATGACAGAGTTTTTATGATGGACCCACCGTCAAGATTTTTAGATACAGACCATGCTGGTGGACAAACCGACAGCATGAAAGAGTTACTAACAAATCATAACAAGCCTATATATACTTGCGAAATAGATGAAAGATGTAAAAATCTTATCGAATATCCTGTAAATGAAATAGTTAAAGACACAAATTGTCATTATCTAAATAACACAGTCGCTTATACTGTGGCCTTTGCTTATTGGAATGATGTGGCAAATATTAAGCTGTTTGGCATTGATTTTACATATAGCAACAATTTACATTTTGCTGAGCAAGGTAGAGCCTGTGTAGAATTTTGGTTAGTTAAGTGCATGGAAAAAGGCATACAAGTTGAGGTAGCGGCAACAAGTTCTTTGCTAGACACCAATGTGCCGGGACAACAAAGACTTTACGGTTATCATAGATTACAAGACCCTTATGTGCCTGTAGAGGGTACTGACGGCATAGAATTAAAGAAAATAAGCGAAATGACTGTGCAAAAACATAAAATATTGCCACAAGTTGCAGATAGATACGATAGTCATTTAAAACCCCCGGAGCCTAACAAATGGTAATAAAAATAACTCCTGATGGTGTGCCTGAACTTGGCATGGTAGAAGTTTCAACAACCAAGTATGGAGGACATCCGCCTGAGTTTTGGGCAGAGCAATTAACGGATAAAATAGTTGGTGTTTCTGACGACAATGAAGAACATGTGAAAGCACAAGCTAGAGCTTATAGAAATTTAATTTATAAAGTTTGTTTGATATATATTGAAAATGCTATAAAATCTTATAAAGCTACCTTAATACAAGATTTATGTAAGGGAGGTAGTGAGGATTTAGCAAAAATAATAAAAGGTATTTAATATGGCAATATCATCAACACTAACAACAAGTTTTAAAGTAGAGCTTTTAACAGGCACACATAATTTTACAAATTCTAGTGGTAACACTTTTAAATTAGCCTTGTATACAAGTTCTGCTACTCTTGGTGCTACTACTACTGCTTTTACTACAACAGGACAAGCGAGTGGTACAAACTATACCTCAGGTGGTGCGGCATTAACTAATGTAACACCGTCAGCCACAGGCACTACTGCTGTAACTGATTTTGCTGATTTAACATTCAGCACAGCTACAATAACTGCAAGAGGTTGTATGATTTACAATGACACAAACAGTGATAAGTCAGTAGCAACGATAGACTTTGGTGGAGATAAAACCTCCACAGCAGGTGACTTTACTATAGTATTTCCAGCAAAAGCAGCATCAACGGCTATAATTAGAATAGCTTAAAATGAAACATGCCGTTTGCAAAGTTTCAGTTTAAAGCTGGTATAGACAAAGAAGGAACCAATCTTACCAATGCTGGTGGTTGGTTCGATGCGTCTTTAGTAAGGTTTAGAAAAGGTTTTGCAGAAAAAATAGGCGGTTGGACAAAACAAACAACAGCAACATTTTTAGGCACTTGTCGTAAATTATTTCCATGGATTTCATTAGATGGTGCAAAATACCTTTTTGTCGGAACGCATCTCAAAGCAAACATACTAGAAGGCAACAATTTAGCAGACGTTACTCCAATTAGATTAACTACATCTGCGGGAGATGTTACATTTGCTGGAAAAGCAAACACACTCTCATCTGGAATTACCGCAACTGATACTACTATTCCATTAACAAGTTCTACAGGATTTCCTGCTAGTGGCACAATACAAATAGGAAGCGAAACTATAAATTATGCGTCTGTTTCTGGTAATAACTTAATAGGCGCAACAAGGGGAGCAGAAAGCACGACAGCAGCAACACACAGTTCTTCTGATGCTGTCTTATGTGCCACACTTACTATTACCGATACAAGCCACGGCGCTGTGCAAAATGATTTTGTAACATTTAGTGGTGCTTCAAGTTTGGGTGGAAATATAACTGCCACTGTTCTTAATCAGGAATATCAAGTTGCAAATCTAATCAATGCAAATAGCTACACAATAAAAGCAAAAGATACATCTAATAATACTGTTTTTGCAAACTCATCAGATAGTGGCAATGGTGGTTCATCCGTTGTTGGTGCATATCAATTAAATACTGGATTAGATGTTTTTGTGCAAGCTGCTGGTTGGGGTGTCGGCACATGGGGTGCAGGTGGCTTTGGTTCATCTACAAGCCTATCTTTTACAAATCAACTAAGATTATGGTCTGCTGATAATTTTGGAGAAGATTTAATATTACATGCACGTGGGGGTGGTATTTTTTATTGGGACGAAAGCAACGGCACGACCACAAGAGCGGTTAATATAACATCATTATCAGGCTCTAATTTAGCACCTACGGTAGGTCTACAAACAATTGTAAGTGACACTGATAGGCATGTTATTGTATTAGGTTCTGACCCTGTTTCTAGTGGCGCACGTACAGGTGTAGTAGACCCAATGCTAGTTGTATTTTCTGACCAAGAAAGCATTACAGAGTTTGAGCCTAAAACTACAAACACAGCAGGCTCTGTCAGATTATCCTCAGGTAGTGAAATAAGAGGTGGGATAAGAGCAAGACAAGAAGTTTTAATATGGACTGATACTTCCATGTACAGTATGCAGTTTGTAGGACCACCATTAACATTTGCTTTAAATTTAATAAATGAAGGTACGGGCATGATTGGGCCTAATGCAGCCATAAATTCACCAAATGGAGTCTTTTGGATGGGCGATGATGGTTTTTATTCTTATACAGGTTCTGTACAAAAATTACCTTGTAGTGTTTTGAGTTATGTACAAGAAGATTTAGATTCAAGCCAGTCATTCAAAGTATTTGCAGTGCTTAACAAAGAATATAACGAAGTATGGTGGTTTTACCCAGCAGAAAGCGATGGTACTGAAGAAATATCAAGATATGTTATTTATAATTACCTAGAGGGTGTTTGGTCAATAGGACAATTAGTTAGAACAGCATGGGTAGACCAAAACATATTTGACAGTCCTTTAGCAACTGATAATGGAGTCATATTTGCACATGAAAATGGCGAAGATGACGATGGCTCGCCTATGGATAATGTTTTTATTGAAAGCGCTGACTTTGATTTGCAAGACGGTAATGATTTTGCTTTTATTAGAAGAATGATGCCTGATGTAAAATTTTATGGAACAAATGTTACTTCTGGAGGTCCACAAATTAATATGTTGCTTAAAACAAGAAATGCACCTAGCGAATCTTTGACCACAAGAGCTACTAAAGATATTTCTAATAACACTGCACAAGTGCATGTTAGAGCTAGAGGCAGACAAGCAGTATTAAGAGTGCAAAGTGACGATGATGCAGCAACAGGAAATAGATTAGGAGTTAAATGGCGACTTGGTTTTACAAGGCTAGATATACAACCTGATGGTAAAAGA